CGTCGAGAAGATCAAGGATTTCCTGGCCTACCCCGACCTGGAGCACCCCTTCGGGACCTGGATCCGGATGCTCTGCGAGGACCTCTTCGTCCTGGACGCGCCCACCGTCTACAACCGGCGCACCAAGGGCGGCCAGCCCTTCTCTCTGGAGCTGATCGACGGCGCCACCATCAAGCGGATCCTGGACCCGACCGGGCGCACCCCCCTGGAGGGCCCGGCCTACCAGCAGGTCATCAAGGGCGTCGTGGCCTGCCAGTACACCCGTGAGGAGCTGTTCTGGATGCCCCGGAACCCCCGGACCCACCGGGCCTTCGGGTTCAGCCCCGTCGAGCAGATCATGACCACGGTCAACATCGCCCTGCGCCGACAGCTGCACCAGCTGAGCTACTACACCGACGGGAACACCCCGAACCTGATCTTTGGCGTGCCCAAAGAATGGACCACCGACCAGATAAAGAAGTTCCAGGAGTGGTGGGATTCCCTGATGGTGGGCAACAGCGCCATGCGCCAGCGGGCCCGGTTCGTGCCCGGAGAGGTCAAGCCCGTCGACACCAAGGAGCACGCCCTCAAGGACGAATACGACGAATGGCTGGCCCGCATCGTCTGCTTTGCCTTCAGCATCCCTCCCACCCCCCTCATCAAGGAAACGAACCGGGCCACGGCCCAGACCGTGCAGAAGGCGGCCTTGTCCGAAGGCCTCGCCCCGGTCATGAATTGGGTCAAGGCCCTCATGGACCGAATTCTCCGGGACTGCTTCGGAACTCGGGACCTGGAGTTCATCTGGAGCGAAGAGCAGAGCATGGAGCCCCTGGTCCAGAGCCAGCGAGACGAGGCCGACATAACCTCCGGCGTGCGCACCGTCAACGAGTGCCGGGAGGACCGCGGCCTGGAGGCCCTGCCGGATCCCCCGCCCGAGCCAGTTCTGCCCACCGGCGCCGCTGTCCCTCCCGGCAAGGAGCCTGTCGCCGAGGCCAAGCCTGCCCCTGAGGCTCCCAAGGCCTCCAAGCTCGCCAAGGCTGCCAAGGCTGCCAAGAAGGTCAAGCCCATCAAGCGCAACCGCCCGGCCCTGAACAAGCTGGAGGCCAAGATCAAGAAGACCGTGGCCACCTTCCTCAAGGCCCAGGTGCAGCCGATCGCCGAGGCCATCCACGCCGCCATGCCCCCCACGGCCGAGAAGATGGCCAAGATGAGCAGCGACGAGGCCAAGCAGCTCCTGGAGGCCTCCAACATCGACTGGACATCCCTGGGGGATGACCTGGAGACGATCCTGGCCTCCATCGCCCAGGACGGCGTTGCCCAGGGCCTGGCCCAGGTGGGCGCCACCACCACGGCCGACCTCCTCGACCAGGTCAACGAGCAGGCCGTGGCCTGGGCCGAAAAGCACGCCGCCGACCTGGTCACCAAGATGGCCGAGACGACCCGGGCCAAGCTCAGGGGCGACCTGGCCGCCTCCATCGAGCTGGGCATGTCCGTCCAGGACATCGCCGAGGTCATCGGCAAGGACTACAGCTTCAGCCAGGAGCGCGCCGAGCTGATCGCCACCACGGAGCGGGCCTTCGCCGACGTCGCCGGCAACATGATCGCCTACCGGGAATCAGGCGTGGTCAAGGGCAAGCAGTGGATCCTCGGCTCCGAGCATGAGGACGGCGCCGAATGCGATTGCGAGGCCAACGCCGAGGCCGGCGTGGTCGACCTGGACGACAACTTCCCCAGCGGTGACGATGCCGCCCCCGCCCATCCGCGGTGCGTCTGTGACGTGCTGCCCGTTCTCAACGACGACACCGAGGAGGCCTGATGATGCCTAACATCCGTGTTCTACCCCCTGACTCAAACCCCGTAACGACCATCGTGAATGGGCGTGCCTACAGCACCACCGGGGGGAACCCCCTGGACGTGCCCGACTTCGACGCCCTGGTCCTCAAGGCCAACGGCTGGCACATCTCCGCCGTCGGGGGCGTGGGCGCGACCACAGTCCGCCCCGCCAACCCCACCAAGAACACGCGCTTCGCCGACACGTCCCTCGGGGTGGAGATCACCTTCGACGGCCGAAACTGGCGCAACTCCATCACGGGAGCCATCGTATGAAGACCAAGAAATTCAAGATTTTCGGGGCCTTTGAAAAGATCGAACCCCAGGAGGACGGGACCCTCAAGGTGTCCGGGATCGCCTCCTCCGAAACCGTCGACGGGGCCGGCGAAGTTGTGCTGGCCGATGCCATGAAGGCCGCCATTCCAGACTACATGGCCTTCGGGGCCGTTCGGGAGATGCACCAGGCCTGGGCCGCCGGCACCGCCCTCAAGTGTGAGGTGAACGAGGCCGGCCAGACCGAGTTTGAGGCCCTCATTGTGGACTCTGAGGCGATCAAGAAGGTCGAGACCGGCACCTACAAGGGCTTCAGCATCGGCGGGAAGGTCACGGGCAGGGACTCCCTCAACAAAACGGTCATCACCGGGATCCGCCTTAACGAAATCAGCCTGGTGGACCGGCCCTGCAATCCCGAGGCGCTGCTGACCATCAGCAAGCTGGACGACGAGGGCCCGGAGGGGCTGGCCACCCTGGGCGAGCTCCGGAAGGGCATGTGGACCGTCCAGGACTTCGCCGGCCTGCTCCGGCAGATCGGCTGGATGGCCCAGGACACCGCCTGGGAAGCCGAGAACGAGGGCGACAACAGCCCCATCCCCGCTGCCCTGAGGGACTGGCTCGCCGAGGGCGCCCAGATCTTCCAGGACATGGCCGCAGAGGAGATCGCCGAGCTGCTGGCCACGCTGCCGGCCGCGCCGGATGCCGAGGTCTTCGCCATGGCCTCCAAGCTGGCCAAGGGTGAAGGATTCGAGGACCTGGCCAAAGCGAAGTTCAACTCGGCCACCAAGGCCACCCTTAACACCCTCCATAAGGTCGCCATGGATGCCGTCGGGAACCTGGCCACCTGCTGGGCGGACGACAAGGAGGACGAGGAGGAGGCCGACAAGGGCGCCCAGACCGGCGACCTCCAGAAGATGGCCGGCCTCGAGGCGGACCTTGCCAAGGCCACCAGCGACCTTAATGCAGCCACCACTACCATCGCCACTCTCACCAAGCGGGTAACCGATCTGGAGGCTCAGCCCGCGCCTCCCAAGGGCGTCATCAACGCCAATTCCGTCGTTTCCAAGAACGGCGACACCTCCAACCCCGATTCCTCCGAAGACGCCGCGCTCCAAAAGCAGGCCGAGGAAATTGCCAAACTCCCCCCCGAGGAGCAGGCCCGCCTCCTCATCAAGATGACGCACGCCGCTCGCTTCAGCCCCGTTTCCCCCGTTTAACCACCTGCGCCCACGGGCGCCCATCCCCCTTGCTGGAGGAACACCACCATGAACCCCGCTGAAATCCTTGCCGAACTCAAGAAGGCCCAGGCCGCTCCCATCGTGGACGAGCTGGCCAAGTCCTTCGTCCAGAACAACACCGCCACCCAGGGCCTGCAGCTCTACGACCTGGAAGCCCCCGCCAAGATGCTCGTGCCGGTGCTCACGCCCCTGCGCAACATCATCCCCCGGCGGGTCACCGGTTTCGGCTCCCAGGCCAACTGGAAGGCCATCACCGGCATCAACACCGGCAACCAGCGCGCCGGCGTCTCCGAGGGCAACCGCGGGGGCGTGATCGCCCAGACCACCGCCGAGTACCTCGCCGCCTACCGCATGTGGGGCCTGGAAAACTACGTCACCTTCGAGGCCGACCTGGCCGCCGGCGGCTTCATGGACCTCAAGGCCCTGGCTGTCCAGCAACTGCTCCAGTCCCTCATGATCCAGGAAGAGCGCCTGGACCTGGGCGGAAACACCTCCGTCGCGCTGGGCACCACTCCCACCCCGACCAACGTCGTGGGCACCGCCGGTTCCATGGCCACCGCGGCCGCCGCCTCGGTGATCTGCGTGGCCCTCGGGCCCCAGGCCTACATGGACGTGGCCGGCCACAATGACGGCGTCACGGGCCAGATCTTCGACCCCACCACCGCCATCGTCCCCGGTCAGATCTCCAAGACCAATACGGACGGCTCCATCGACACGTTCGGCGGCGGTTCCGCCCAGAAGAGCGCCGCCCAGACCGCCAACGTCACCGGCCCCAACGGCTCCATCGCCAGCACCGTGGCCCCCGTTAAGGGTGCCTGGGGCTACGCCTGGTTCGTGGGCGCCACCGCCGGCACCGAGAAGCTCGCCGCCATCACCAGCATCAATTCGGTGGTCCTGACCTCCTTCCCCGCCATGGGCCAGCTCGCCTCGACCCTCACCGCGGTCGACAGCTCCACCAGCCTCCTGGAATACGACGGCCTGTTCGCCCAGGCGGCCAAAACGGGCTCCAATGCCTACTACGCCACCCTGGCCACCGGAACCGCCGGGACCGGCACCGCCCTCACCTCCGATGGCGCCGGCGGCATCAGCGACTTCGAGCTGGCCTTCGCCACCTTCTACAACCGCTACCGCCTGAGCCCCACCCGCATCTTCGTGAGTTCCCAGGAGTGCATCAACATCACGAAGAAGATCATCGCCAACGGCGGCGCGCCCCTGCTCCGCTTCACCATGGACGCCAAGTCCATCGCCGACGGCAAGATCGCGGCGGGCGTGGTCATCGGCAGCTACCTGAACAAGGTGATGAACGTGGATATCCCCATCCAGGTTCACCCCCTGCTGCCTCCGGGCACCATCCTGTTCTACACCGACCAGCTGCCCTACCCCATGAACGGCGTGGCTGACGTGGTGCGCAAGAAGCTGCGC